GAAGAGCTCCGCAAAACACAAGCACGGCACGAAGACATCCTCTCGCAAGGCGGGCGCGCATGACCGGTTCATCTGCCAATCTCCACCCATCGAGTCTGCATGGGGCCTGGCGCGAGCATCTGCGCATTGCATTGCTGCGCACCCTTGCGATCTCACCCGCCCACCAGCTCAACGACTCGATCCTCGTCGATGTCGTGCGCAGTGCCGGCATCAATGCGACGCGCGACCAAGTACGCGTCGAGCTGCAATGGCTCGCCGAGGCGGGGCTTGCGTCGCTGCAAAGCTTCGACGCGCTCACGGTCGCGACCCTGACCGCGCGCGGCGAGGACGTCGCCAACGGTCGCGCGATCGCACCCGGCGTCAAGAAGCCCTCTGCGCGATGACCCTGCAGCGCGCCGCAAACATGGGGACGCGTTAGGCCCATGGGGCGCAAATCCGCCATCGACCGTTTGCCGCTGCCGCTGCGCAAAGAGATCGCGCGTCTGCGCGAAGAGCAGGGCTGCACGCTCGACGAAATCTTGGCGCATCTTCAAGCGCTCGCACCTTCCGCCGAAATCTCGCGATCTTCGTTGGGCCGCTACACCAAACGCATCGACGCGATGGGCGCCATCCTCAAGGACGCACGCGAAGGTGCGACGGCCTTGGTGGCGCAGCTCGGCGAGCGCGGCGAAGGCGACGTGCAGCGCCTCAATGTCGAGCTCGCCCAGTCGCTGCTCACGCGCGTGATGATCACGGAAGAGGGCGACGCCGTGAAGCTCGACCCCAAGGAGTCGATGTTCCTGGCGTCGGCCATCAAGAGCCTTACCGGGGCAAGCCGCGACAATGCCGCGTTCGTCGAAGCCGTCGAGAAACGCGCGCGCGCCAAAGCGGCCGAGCTCGCCAAGTCGGCCGCCAAGGCCGCAGGCATCTCGGCCGAGCTCGCCGACACGATCGCCGCGACGATCTTGGGCGTGGCCCCTGTATCAGCGAGCGTGGGCGTCGCACCGCAGGTGCAGACGTGAAAGCGCCCGCGACCAAAGCTGGGGCCAAAAAATCTTCCTCGAGCAAGCCGAAAACCCCGGCCGCACCCGCAGCCACGTCCCCGCCCTTGCGCCAGATCGAAAGCGTTCTGCTGCCCTACCAGCAGCGCCTCTTCCATTCGGTCTCGACCGAAGCTTTGGTCGTGTACGAGAAGAGCCGCCGCATCGGCATCACGTGGGCGGTCGCGTCGGCCGCCGTGCTGGCGGCCGCGAAGGCCAAAGCGGCCGGCGGCATGGACGTGCTGTATCTCGGCTACGCGCTCGACATGACGCGCGAATTCATCGACACATGCGCAAGCTTTGCGCGCGCGATCGAGCCGGCCGCCGCAAGCGTGCACGAGTTTCTGTTCGACGACGGCAGCGAAAAGGGCGTCAACGCTTTCCGCATCTCGTTCGGCAGCGGCTTCGAAATCGTGGCGCTCACCTCGAAGCCGCGCAGTCTTCGCGGCCGCCAGGGCTTCGTGATCCTCGACGAAGCGGCGTTCCACGACGATCTCGACGAAGTGATCAAGGCCGCGATGGCGCTGCTGATCTGGGGCGGGCGCGTCGCGGTCATCAGTTCGCACGACGGTGCCGACAACCCTTTCAATCGGCTGATCCTGGAGATCCGTGCCGGCAAGCGCAAAGGGACCGTCCTGCGCACGACGTTCGACGATGCGTTGGCGGACGGGCTCTACAAGCGCATTTGCTTCGTGCGAGGCAAGCAATGGACGCCAGAGGCCGAGGCCGCCTGGCGTGCGGAGATCTACGGCTTCTACGGATCCGGTGCGAGCGAAGAGCTCGACGTCGTGCCGGCGGCCGGCTCGGGCACCTGGCTGTCGCGCGGCGTTCTCGAAACGCGCACGATCGACGTACCGGTTTTGCGCATCGCGCGCGACGCGGCTTTCACGATGCTGCCCGTCGCGGCGCGCGAAGCCGACATCGATGCGTGGTTGGCTGCGAACGTCGCACCGTTGCTTGGCGAATTGCATCCGCACCACATCGCCGCATTCGGTCTCGATTTCGGCCGCGAGGTCGATCGCTCCGTGTTGTGGCCGATCCAGCGCGACGAAGCGCTTGTGTGGCGGCCGCCGTTCCTTGTCGAGATGAGCGGCGTGCCGTTCGAACAGCAGCGGCAAATTCTGTTCTTCGTGTGCAATGCGCTCGGCTCGCGTCTCGTCAAGGGTGCGATGGACAAGGGCGGCAACGGTGCTTATCTCGCCGAGGTCGCGATGCAGACCTACGGCAGCCGCATCGAACCGATCCAGCTCAGCGAGGGCTGGTACCGCGAGCATATGCCCAAGCTCAAGGCCGGGCTCGACGACGGCATTTTCTTGGTGCCGCGCGACGCGGACGTCGTGGACGATCTGATGCAGTTCAAATTGGTGGGCGGCGTTGCGCGCCTGCCGCCGGGTGCCAGCCGCATCGGCAGCGACGGCAACGGCCGGCATGGCGACGCCGGCATTGCCGGCGCACTCGCGCGCTATGCGAGTGCTGCCGACCCGATCGAATACGCATACACGCCCGTGCCCAAGGCAGCCACGCCGGAACGGGGCGGCGGCCGCGACATGCGCATGCACGCGGACACGCAAAGCCCCTACTCGCAAGACGGGGACGACATGCCGGCCGGCATCTTTGCAGGAGGCTCGTTCTGATGCGCGAAGTTCCCAATACAAATCCCAACATGCGCGTTTTGCTGGGACCCGACGGCGAGCCGATCGACCGCTTGCGTCTGATGCGCGAAGAGGCCGCACCCACGCTCACGGGCGTGCGCACCGTCGATGCGCAGGATCCGTCGACGGGCCTCACGCCGGTGCGCTTGGCGTCGCTGCTGCGCGAGTCCGAGGCGGGCGACCCGCAGAGCTATTTCGAGCTCGCCGAGCGCATCGAAGAAAAAGACGCGCACTACGTCTCGGTGTTGCGCACGCGCAAGCTCGCCGCGTCGGCACTCGAACCTGTGGTCGAGGCCGCCAGCGACGATCCGCAAGACGTCGCGATCGCGGATTTCGTGCGCGACGTGGTGACGGGCGATGCGGTGCGAACGGCTTTGTTCGACATGCTCGACGCGATTGGCAAGGGGATCAGCGTTACCGAAATTCTGTGGGACCTCACCGGCGAACGGTGGGTGCCGAAGAAATTGAAATGGGTCGATCCGCGCTGGATCGATTTCGATCCACTCGACCGGCGCACGCCGATGCTGCGCAGCCAACCGGGCGAACTCGGGGCGGGCGCGCTCGCACGCCCGGACTCGCGCAGCACGCCCCAGCTGAAGCCGCTGGCGCCCTTCAAGTTCGTCGTCTGCAACATCCAAGCAAAATCAGGGTTGCCCGCGCGCAGCGGTTTGGCGCGGCCGGCCGCCTGGGTCTATCTGTTCAAAAACTTCGATCTCAAGAACTGGCTCCAGTTCGCCGAGATCTACGGCATGCCGCTGCGCGTGGGCAAATACCATGCGGGTGCCACGCCGGAGGAAAAGCGCACGCTGCTGCGCGCGATCGCCAGCATCGCGGCCGACGCGGCGGCGATCATCCCGCAATCGATGGCCGTCGAATTCGTCGAAGCGAGCGGCAATCGCGACGGTGCGATGTTCGAAAAGTTCGCGACCTATTGCGATCTGCAGCTTTCCAAACTCGTGCTCGGCCAAACCGGCACCACCGATGCCGTCGCCGGCGGCTACGCGGTCGGCAAGGTGCAGAACGAGGTGCGCATCGACATTCGCGATGCCGATGCGCTGCAGCTCGCCCAATCGCTGCGGCGCGATCTCGTCGAACCGGTTGTCGATCTGAATTTTGGTCCGGCACCCAACGGTGCCAAGCGCCGCTATCCGAATTTGCGCATGGCGTCGCCCAAGACGCTCGACGTATCGACCATGTCGGATGCGTTGACGAAGCTGGTACCGCTCGGCCTTGAGGTCGAAGCGAGCGTCGTGCGCGACAAGCTCGGCTTCGGCGATCCGAAACCGGGTGCGGTGCTGCTCAAAGCGCCGGCGCCGGCGCCGGCGCTGCCGGCCCCCACAATGCCGGCAGCCATGCCGCCAGCAACGGCCTCTGCCTCTTCGAGCGATGCCCTGGCCCGCGCCTTCCATGCGTTGGCATCCCGCCAAGCGGCGGATGCAAGCGACGATACGACGCGCATTGCCGCCAAGCTTGCGGCGGCGGCCGAGCCTGCGATCGCGGCGCAACTCGCGCGCATCGAAAAAGCCGTCGCGAGTGCCGGCAGCTTCGACGATCTGTCGGACGCGCTGTTGGGTTTGGCCGGCGAATTGTCGGCCGACGATTTCGCGGCAGCCATGCGCGACGGCATGACGCTCGCCCATCTGTCTGGTGCAGCTGCAGTGCCCGCAGTCCGACCGCCCACTGCTCGATCCAGGCGCAAGCCATGACGAGCTCGCCCGCATCAGTGCCTGGCGCATTCGATCTGCCGTTCGACGAGGCGATCGCGTTCTTCCGCCAGAAGATCGACATGCCGAGCAAGGACTATCGCGCCCTCTACGAGGGCATGCACGCGCGCGGCTTCGTGGTGGCGGGTGCGACGAACGCGCAGCTGCTCGCCGACTTTCGCGCCGCGATCGACAAAGCCCTTGCGGACGGCACCACGCTCGACACGTTCCGCAAGGATTTTGCGCAGATCGTCGCGGCCAATGGCTGGACGGACTACACGGGTGCCGACAGCGCCAAGGGCCGCGCCTGGCGCACGGGCGTGATCTTCGACACGAACTTGCGCACCGCGCGTGCGGCCGGCCAATGGGCACAGATCCAGCGCACGAAGAAGACGCACAAGTGGCTTCGCTACGTCGCGGTCCAAGACGACCGCACGCGCGACGAGCATCGCCAGTGGGACGGGCTCGTGCTCGATGCCGACGACGCGTTCTGGAAAACGCACTATCCGCCCAACGGCTGGAATTGCCGCTGCACGGTCGAAGCGCTCGACCAGGTCGATCTCGACGAAGAGGGCATCGAGCCCGACAAAGCCCCGCCGGTCGAGATGGAAACGCGCACCGTGAAGACCGCCGACGGCGACATGCAGGTCCAGGTGCCCAAAGGCATCGACACCGGATTCGGCACCAACGTGGGCGAGGCGGCGGGCCTGGCGCTGAGCCCCGAACGCCTCGCAATGGAACGCGCGGGCCTGTTCGAAGAGATCGCTTCGCCGCTGCAGCCGCCGCCCGAACGCGTGCCGCCGCTGGCCGCCGAGCCCGCGCGCGCGAAGCAAGCAGCCGAAGTCTCGCCGGGCGACGGCGATGCCATGCGCGCCGTGTTGCGCGACGCGATCGGCGGCGACGAAAAAACCTTCGTCGATCCGGCGGGCGGCCGCGTGCGCATCAATGGCGCGATCGTCGATCATTTGCTTGCGGACGAAAAGCGCCTCGCTGCGCACCGCGAGCGGTTCTTTCCGTTCATCCCCGAGCTCATCGAAGACCCCGCCGAGATCTGGACCACTTTCGCGCGCAGCACCGAGACCGGTGCCGTGCGCTTGCGTCGTCGCTACGTGAAACGCCTGCAGCTCGGCAAAGAGCGCTCGGTCGCCTTCGTCGCCGAGCAGGACAACGGCATTTGGAGCGGCTTCAATTTTCTGATGTCCGATCGCGAAATCGGAAACGTGCGCAAAGGCACCCGCATCTACGAACGCGGTCGCCCGAAAAAACCGGGGGCGGAATCGTGAAGCGATTTTTCGGATGGTGGCACAGGTCCGTCGGCCAGCCTGGCTTCCCCCGTCGGGACTTTGGGGCGCGACCCACCCGACGACGGTGGTTGTTTTATGCCCCCGTTCCCGGTGCCGGTCAATGGCCGGTCGCTTCGATGGCCCGCCCCAACGCCCGCCGAGCCGGTTTTGGCCGGGCCGCTGCTAACGCTTTGGGGCGCCCGACACCCCCCAGGGGGCGAGCCCTGGTGCGGGAGCACGGCAGACCATGCGTTAGGTATGCGTTAGCGGGCGATTTTCGGGCGTGCCGGGCGGCCCTTGGCGGGCGGTCCCCCGTCCGATCGGCCGTCTCCCCCCGCAATTGGCCGGAGGAAGCCCCTGCGCAGGTGCCGGGCGACGCGCGTCGTCCTGCCTGGTCTGTGCCGCAGTTCGTACGGTGCCATTCGTCGCCCGCCGCTGCAACCCAAACCCGAGCCTTTCGAGAAATCGCGTGACCCTCGCCGTGTTCGCCGCATCGTCCGAGATCGCACTTGCCGCAGCAATCGCTGCGGACGGCAAGCAAGCTGCGCCGCCTGCGGTGCATCTGATGCCGCTCGGCGTGTGGAAGGGCAAAGACGGGCGCGGTCCCTATCGCAACGACAAAGCCAACGCTGCACGCGTCGTCGCCGAAACCAAGGCCGCCGCCGCCGCTCGGCCGCTGCCGATCGACTACGACCACGCGATGGACCTTGCCTTGGGTGCGCGCGTCGGCGCACCCGCACCGGCCGCTGGCTGGATCGTCGATGTCGAGCTGCGCGAGGACGGCATCTGGGGAACTGTCGAATGGACCGACAGCGGCGGCCGCGCGGTCGCAAGCCGCGAGTATCGCTTCATCTCGCCCGTCTTCGACCACGACAGCGACGGCACGGTGCGGCGCATCAGCCACGCCGGTCTCACCAACAACCCGAATTTCACCACGCTCGTTGCCGTGGCTTCCGCCGCTTCCGGATCCGAAGCAGACCCCAAAACCGAAAAGGACAAACCGACCATGGAACTCCTGCAGCAGCTCGTCGCCTTGCTGGGCCTCGCCGCCGGCGCCACGCCGGCCGACGTCGTCGCCGCCGTCAAGGCGATGATCGACAAAGACGCATCCGCAACGGCCGCGACCAAAACCGCCGCGGCCTCGTTGGGGCTCGGCACTGACGCCGAGCTCGCAGCCGTGCTGACGGCCGCCATCGCCAAGGCAGACAAGAACAAGTCCGCGACCGGCGACACTGCGACGGCGATCGCATCGCTGAATGCGACCGTCGCCGATCTCAACAAGCAGCTCGTCGAGCTCAAGGCGGGCAAGGCCGGCGAAACGGCACAGACTGCCGTCGCAAGCGCCATGGCGGCCGGCAAGGTCGCACCCGCCGCGAAAGACTGGGCGCTCGACTACGCGACCAAGGACCCGCAGGGCTTCGCAACCTACGTCGCGAAGATGCCGGCCGTGCTGACGCCCGGCACCGACACGCCGGCGGTCGCGTCTGCGACCGGTGCCGACGGCCTCACGGCCGCCGAGCGCGAAGTGGCGGACGGCATGGGCATCTCGCATGCCGATTTCGTCAAGGCCAAGAAGACGGCCTAAGCAACCCCCAAGCTCTTCGGCCGCCGAGTTTTTCGGCCCTCAAAATTTCAGAACCGAGAAGGATCTAGCCCATGCCGCTTTCCGCACCCCGCGAAACCGTCCAGTACCTGGAGCCCGTCGAACGCGTCCTGCCGGTCGAGGCCGGCGTGCGCATCTTCCAGGGCGCACTCGTCGTCGTCGCGGCGGGCCTTGCGCGTCCCGGCCGCGTCGCCACCACCGACACAGCCGTCGGTGTCGCGATGGCCGAGGCCAACAATATCGGCGGTGCAGCCAGCGCCATCTCCGTCCAAGTGCGGCGCGGCGTGTTCTGCTTCCGCAACTCGACGGCCGGCGACCTCATCGCGCGCAGCGACATCGGCGCCAACTGCTTCATCGCCGACGACGATCTTGTCGCCAAGACGAACGGCGCGAGCACGCGCTCGATCGCAGGGCGCGTCTACGACGTCGATGCGCGCGGCGTCTGGGTCGAGATCGGTTAGGCCCGCAACGCGTAAAGCCCATCCCCGACAAGCTATTCCACGGAGCAAGAAAAAATGATCATCAATCGCGCAAGCATCGAAGCGCTGTTCATCGGCTACAAATCCGCCTTCCAGGGCGGCTTCGAGTCCATCCGGGCGGTCGACTCCTTCTACAAGCAGATCGCCATGGAAGTGCCTTCGACCAAATCGTCGGAGGTCTATCCGTGGCTCGGCGCCATGCCACGCTTCCGCGAATGGCTGGGTCCGCGCATCCTCAACAATCTGCGCACCCACGACTTCACGATCCGCAACCGCAGCTTCGAAAACACGGTCGCGGTTCCGCGCGAGCGCATCGAAGACGACGAGTGGGGCGTCTACAAGCCCTTCTTCAAGCAAATGGGCTCGGCCGCCGCGTCGTTCCCGGACGAGCTGCTGGCCGAGGCCATCGTCCTGGCCGAAAGCGCGCTTTGCTACGACGGCCAGTTCTTCTTCGACACCGACCATCCGGTGCTGAATGCCGACGGCTCGACGTCGGTTGCCGTCAACCACGGCGGCGGTGCGGGCAATCGCTGGTACCTCATGGACCTCACGAAGGAGATCAAGCCCTTCATCTTCCAGCAGCGCAAAAAGCCCGAGTTCGTCAGCAAGGACAAGCCGACCGACGACAACGTGTTCGACCGCAACGAGTACGTCTACGGCGTCGATACCCGCTGCAATGTCGGCTTCGGTCTGTGGCAGATGGCGTATCTGTCGCGCCAGCCCCTCACTGCGGCCAACTACAGTGCGGCGCGCGCGGCCATGCTGGCCTTCAAGGCCGACAACGGCCGCCCGCTCAACATCAACCCCTCGCACCTGGTCGTCGGGCCGTCGAACGAAGGTGCCGCGCGCAAGCTCTTGATGAACGACGCGGCGACGGGCGGCGAGTCCAACGAATGGAAGGGCACCGCGAAGCCCATCGTCACCCAGTATCTGACGTAAGCCGAACCCGCGCCGGAACCCGAAACCCCAGCCCCAGACTCCAGAAGGAACACCCAGCATGAAAGCCCTTCACGTCGTCGCGAAGACCAACAGCTTCTGGCGTTGCGGCCGCCAGTTCGGCCCCACGCCGACGATCATCCCGATCTCCGAGCTCGAAGAAGAAGAGCTCGAACGGCTGAAGGCCGAGACGATGCTCGTCGCCGTCGAGGTCGATGTCGAAGACCCGGCCAAGAAGAAGACCAAGGCCGGCGAGGGCGACGGCGGCAAGGACACCAAGTAAGCCATGCCCTACGCCACGCAACAGGATCTGGTCGATCGGTACGGCGCGGACGAAATCCGCGCCGTGTCCGATCGCGCCGATCCGCCGCTCGATGCGATCGATGCGGCGGTCGTGGCGAAGGCGCTTGCCGACGCGGGCGAGGAGATCGACGGCTATTTGGCCAAGCGCTACGCGCTGCCGATCTCGGGCACAGTGCCGCCGGTGCTGACGATGCTTGCGTGCGAGATCGCGCGCTTCCGCCTGCAGCGCAACATTCCGTCCGAAGACCTCACGAACGGCTATACGCGCGCGATCAAGCGCCTGCAGGAAATCGCCGCCGGGCAATTCGTGCTGCAGCTCGCCGGCACCGAGCCCGCCGGCGGCGGCCAGGCGACGGCCGAGATCGAAGTGCCGCCGCGCCTTTTCACCCGCGACACGATGACGGGGTTCTGACCATGGCCGGGGTCGCGATCAAGATCGACGCAAGCACGCTGGGGCCGGTCGCGGACGCGCTGCGCGCGATCGGTCGCCGTGCGGGCGACATGACCGAGCTGTTCGAAATCTTCGGGCAAAGCTTGCGCACATCGACGCGTCGTCGCTTTCGCACGAATGTCGGGCCGGACGGTACGGCCTGGCGTCGCTCGCAGCGCGCCACGAAAGACAACGGCCAAACGCTCGTCGATCGCGGCCATCTGCGCGACAGCATCACGTTCAAAGCGGGTCCGCGCGAAGTCGCGATCGGCACCAATCTCGTCTATGCCGCGATCCATCAATTCGGCGGCCGTGCGGGGCGCGGCGGCAAAACCATCCTGCCGGCACGCCCCTTTATCGGCCTGTCGCAAGGCGATCTCGCGGGCCTCGCCAAGCGCGCTTCGATCTTCCTCGAGGGGGGCAACCGATGATCCCGCTCGGCAAGATCGAGGGGGCTGTGGTCGATACCCTCAAGGCAGCACTCGCGGGTGCTGGTGCGCCCTACGCACTCGGCACGATCGCCAGCTACGGCGGCGAGTTCGACAGCGACGATGTCGGCAAGGTCCTCGCCAAGTTCCCGGCCTTGCTCGTGAGCTTTTCGGGATGGGACGAGCCGAGCGATCAAGGTGCGGACAAAATCTTCGATCTGCGTTTTCAGGTTTTTGCGTGCGCGCAATCGCTGCTCAACGAAGGCAGCGGGCGCGCGGGTGCATCGGGCAAGCCCGGCGCCTATCAGCTCGTCGGCGACGCAGCCCTTGTGCTCGACGGCTCGGCACTGGGGCTCGACGAGATCGGCGTCCCTGTGACTCGGCCTGTCGCGATCGGCGCCATGCAGTCGGTTCGCAATGGCCTCGTGCAGGCAAAGCGCTTGGCGGTCTACGCGCTCGACATCGGCTTCTCGGTGCGCGCGACACGCAAAGCGCGCGGCCAGCCTGTTGGCGAGCTGCTGACCGTCAATGTCGATTGGGACATTCCGCCGCACGACGCAGCCCCCGAGACCTTGCCCGTCGATCCGCCGCGCGACGGCAGCCAAACCATCAAACCACGGGAGTGATTTCCATGCCGCAGATCCGCGTGACACCCAAGACCAGCGACCCCGTCTTGCATCAAGACGGCAAGCGCGTGCTCGATGCGGCCGGCGAGACGGTCGAAGACAGCGTGCACTGGCGTCGGCGCGAAGCCGAAGGCGAGGTCGAGATTGCACCCGCGAGCGAGGCCGTTAGCACGCGCAACCCGGCCAAGCAGCGCTAACGCCCCCCCTCGAACGCACAGGCCGAACAGGAGCCAATCCCATGCTTACGTCCAGCGCTTTCAGCCAAATTCCGATTTCAATGCGCACGCCCGGCGCCTATGTCGAAGTCGATCCCTCGCGCGCGGTGCGGGGCTTGCCGATCCAGCGCCACAAAGCGCTGATCGTCGGCCAGCGTCTTGCCGCCGGCACAGTGCCGGCAGGCTCGGTGCGGCTCATCTCGACTGTGGACGAAGCGAATGCCTGGTTCGGGCGCGGCTCGCAGCTCGCCGCGATGGTGCGCGCGTTCAAGCAAGTGGACACCTACACCGAAACCTACGCGCTCGCCGCCGACGACACCGGTGCGGGCGTGACCGCAACCGGCACGCTCACCTTCACCGGTCCCGCGACGGCCGCCGGCACGATCGAGCTCTATATCGGCGGTGCGAATATCGAAGTGGGCGTCGCCTCGGCCGACACGGCGACGGCGATCGCGACGGCCACGGCGGCGGCGATCAATGCCAATCTCGATCTGCCCGTCACGGCCGCGTCGGCGGCGGGCGTCGTTACGCTCACGTGCCGCCACAAGGGCGAGCTCGGCAACGCGATCGATGTGCGCCACAGCTACTGGCCCGGCGAAGCTTTGCCGACCGGCGTGGCGCTCGCGGTCGTTGCTTTGTCGGGCGGCACGTCGGATCCGGCGGCCGCCGCTTTGATCGCGGCGATGGCCGACGACCGCTTCGACACGATCGTGTGGCCGTGGACGTCGTCGGGCAGCCTGACGGAACTCAAGAACGAGCTCGTGCGGCGCTTCGGCGCACTCGTGATGAAAGAGGCGCACGCGCACTCGGCCGCGCGCGGCACGCTGTCGGCGCTGCAGACGCTTGGAAATCTGCACAACTCGCCGCATCTCACGATCGCGGATGCCGGCAACGAGCCGACCGTGCCGTGGGTCAAGGCATCGCAGATCGCCGCACGCGACGCGTTCGAACCGGACCCCGCGCGCCCGCGCCAGTATCTCACGCTGCCGAACGTCATGGCGCCGGTGCGCGAATTGCGCCGCACCCGCAGCGAGCGCGAGACGCTGCTGGCGGCCGGCATTGCCACCACGATCGTCGGCGACGACGGCACCGTCGCCATCGAGCGCCTGGTCACGACGTACAAGACCAATCCGGCGGGTGCCGCCGACACGGCCTATCTCGACGTCGAGACGATGCGCACGCTCGCCTATCTGCGCTGGTCGATGCGCACGCGCATCCAACAGCGTTTCCCGCGCCACAAGCTTGCGGGCGACGAAAATCCCGGCGGCCTCACGATCGCGCGGCCGAAGGACATCGTCGCCGAGTTGGTCGCGTTGTTCGTGCAGTGGCAGGAAGCGGGGCTCGTCGAAAATCTCGACCAGTACAAAGCCGATCTGCAGGTCGTGCGCGACACGAACGACCCCAACCGGCTCAACGCGCTGGTGCCGCCGGACCTCGTCAACCAGTTCCGCACCTTCGCGGGGCTGCTGCAATTTCGTTTGTAAGGATGGGTCCGGCTCTAAGGGCCAGCTCTAACCGCAATCTCTAACCGAAGGGGAGACGCACATGGCGTCGGCCAACCAACGCACGGGTCAAATCTATGTCCGGGTCGGCGGCAATCTGCTGCAGTCGCTGCCGGGCGCCACGCTCAAGGATTTCGCGGGCGTCAAGCGCACGCCGGTCGTCGGCACCAAGGTGCACGGCTTCACCGAAGAGACGACCGTGCCGACGATCGAATGCGAGGTCAGCCACGGCGCCGACGTATCGGTCGATACGCTGATGAAGATCGTCGATGCGACGGCGACGTTCGAATGCGACAGCGGCCCGGTCTACGTTCTCGCGAACGCCTGGGTCGCCGACGCGTCCGAGCTCAAAGACGGCAAGCTCAAAGTCGTCATCAACGCCAAGAGCTGCACCGAGCAGGGTACGAGCGCGAGCTAAGGAGCGAAGAACATGTCGGAGACCGAAACGATCAAATTCACGCTCGATCGGCCAATCCAAGTCGAGGGCAAAAGCGTGTCGGAGCTCGCACTGCGCACAGACGTGCGCGCGCGCGATTTCTTTGCCGCCGACGGTGCGAAGGGCGAAACCGAGAAGGCTGCGCGTATCGCCGCTCGCCTCGCCAACGTGCCGCCGTCCGCGATCGCGGACATGCACGCGCGCGACTTTGTGCGCCTCATGGGGATCGTCGGCCCTTTGGTGGAGGGTGGCCCTCCGACGTCGGCGACGTTGCCGGCGAAGTCGCCCTGATCCTCAAATTCGGCGCGCGCGAGATCGGGGATTTCACGCGCGAAGAGCTGATGTTCTGGCACGGCCAGGCAATGCGCGTTTCCAAGAAGGATTGAGACCATGTCGAGCATGACGGTCCAGCTGATCCTGCAGGCGATCGACAAGGCCACGGCGCCGATCGCAGCGGTGGGCCGCGCCCTCGACAAAGTCGGCGAGGTTCCGCGCGCCGTTGCCGCCTCGTTGGGGAAGCTTGGCCAAGATGTCGGTCTTGCGAACGTCGCTGCGCGCGCGCGTGTGGCCGGCGATGCTTTGGGCCAGGTCGGCATGGCGGCGGCCGGGGCCGGTTTGAAGCTGGCCGCTTTGGCAGGGCTCGGCGGCGGCGGGTTGCTCGGGCTAACGCGCGCCACGGCAAATTACAGCGAGCAAATTTTGATGCTTTCGGAGAAGACCGGCATTGCCACCGACACGTTCCAGCAGCTCGCCTTTGCGGCGGAACAGTCGAGCGTGGGTCCCGAGGCCTTTGCCGACAGCATGAAGTTCCTGAACCGCAACATCGCATCGGCATTGACCGGGAGCGCGGAAGCCGAAGAGGCGTTCCGCAGTGCCGGCATCTCGATCCGCGACTCCAGTGGCAACGTCAAGACGGCCGACGCGATCTTCCTCGAGCTGTCCGAAGCCTTCAAAGGTTCGACCAACGCTGCCGCCAAAACCCAGATCGCGATGGCGCTGCTCGGGCGTGCGGGCAGCGACATGATCCCTTTGCTCAACAGCGGCAGCGGCTCGATCAAGGAACTGATGGAGAAGGCGGCGAAGCTGGGCCTGGTGCTCGACGAGAAGACCATCAAAGCCGCCGAGGCATTCGGCGATAAACTGTCGCAGCTTTGGCAGGTCGTGAAAATGACGGGCATCGCGATCGGTGGTGCTCTGATCCCGTATGTCGAACCGCTGGTCGATCGCTTCATCGAGCTGTCGGCAGCGTTAAGCCCGATCGTGACCGCGAAGATCGCGGCGTGGTTCGAAAGCCTGGGCGACGTGGTGCCTGTGGTGCTCGACGGGCTGGGCCAATTCTGGGACGTGCTGCAGCAAGTGGGTTCGGCGATCGCATGGGTCGGCGATACGTTCGGCTACGGCACCACGATCGCAGTCGCATTGGGCGCCGTGGTTGCCGGTCCGCTCGTGGTGGCTTTCGCCAATCTCGCACTCGCCAGTACGCTGCTCGGCAGCTCGTTGGTGTCGATGATCGCCAAACTCGGCGCACTCGTCGTGATGCCGGCCGCTGCCGCGATCGGAGCGCTCTTCACGGCAATTCGCAGCGGCATGGGCGTTATGGCCGCCTTCAATTTGGTGCTGGCCGCCAATCCGATCGGCTTGCTCATCGTCGGGATTGCAGCGCTCGCGGCAGCTGCGACCGCGATCTACGTCTACTGGGGGCCGATTTCGAAGTTCTTTGCAGACCAATGGGCCAACATTGTCGGGTTCGCTTCGAATGCTGATAGCCAAATTTCGGCGGTGCTCGACGGCATGGGGACGTCGATCAAGAGCGCGTTGGGTGGCGCGCTCGAATGGCTCGGCAATCTCTTCGACGCGACGTTCGGGCGCATCGTTGCTGGCTTCAAAGGCCTGACCTCCATGCTGCCCGACAGCGTCCGCAAATCGTTGGGCCTGTCGGCTGCAGCACCCGCCCAAGCGCTTACGGCTGCGCAAGCGCCGGCGGCGAGCCTGTCGGCAAACGGCGGCAGCTTGCGCGAAACCGTCAACCGGGCACAGGCGATCGACGGGCAAATCGTGATCCGCCTCGAAGGCGACACGGACCGTGCGCGCGTCGAGAGAATGCAGAGCAGCGGCGGCGTCGATCTCGGCCTCGATCTCGGCCACACGATGGCGATGCCATGACGGCAAGCATTTCAAACGTCGTGCAGACCGGGTCGTTCAGGGGCGTGCCTTTCGAATGCGCGCTCCAGGCCAACGACGAAACCGGCCGACGTCTCGCAATCCATCGCTATCCGCAACGCGACGAAGCGTTCGCCGAAGATCTCGGGCGCAAGAACGAGCCGTTCGAAATCGAAGCGATCGTGACCGGCCCCAATTGGCTCGACGACGCCAAGAAGCTGCACGAGGCGTGCGGCCAAAAGGGGCCCGGCGAGCTTGTGCATCCGTGGCTCGGGCTGATGCGCGTCGTTTGCCTTTCCTCTAAGCGCGTCTTCAATGCGCGCGAGCGCGGTGCCGCCAAGTTCACGCTGCAGTTTTTCGAGGCGGCCGACAATGTCTATCCGGCCGCCGTGCAGGATACAGGTGCGGCCGTGCGCGAGGCGGCCGACGCTGCGATCGAGCCCGCGCGCATCGAGTATTCGGAAGCCGTCTCGACCAAGGGGCAAAGCATCGTGCGCGAGCGCTTGCGCGACCGCGTGGCTGACATGCGCCAATCGGCGACGCGCGCCTTCGCGGACTCGCGCAACGCCGTCTCTCTTGATGGCGCGTTGGACGGCGATACGCTCGATGTCGGCCGCGACGTGCTGGGTGCGAGCGACGATGCGCTTGGCTTCGCCGAAGGAACTTTGCGCAGTGCAAGGACCGGCGGGCGGGGCGGCATGTCGAGCCTGTCTTCGTTGTTGCTGGGCGACTATGCCGATCTTGTCGATAGGCCGACACAGCTCGCCAATCGCACCGCGTCGATCGCGCGCTTGCTCGGCTATTCGAAAACCGATCCCGCTGCCGGTGCCCGCAGCCTGCGCAGCTGGAACGAGCCCTATGCCGGCCAGCGCGCAAACTGGAGTACGGCGCCGCGCACGGTCGGCCAGGCGCAAAGCGTTTCGGGTGCTACGGCAACACGCAGCCAGGCCGCGCGAAACGAGCGTGCATTGGCCGAGCTCGTTGACCGTGCAGCGCTGGCGGCCGAGGCGCGGCGCGTGCCGGAATACGAGTTTGCCAGTCGCGAAGAAGCGCTCGCCTATCGCGACGATTTGAATGCGCGGCTGATGGCGGCCGCACGGCGTGCGGCTGATCTTGGCGACGACGGCAGTGCGGCAGCCCTGGTGGCGTTGCGCAACGCCGTGGCACGCGATCTCAATGCGCGGGCGGGCGACCTGTCGCGCGTGGCGAACATTCGCCCAGCGAGCACGCAGCCTTCGTTGCGGCTCGCGTGGCAGCTCTACGGCGACGATCCCGATACGGTGCTCGACCGCGCTTCGCAAATCGCCGCGCGCAACGGCGTGCGGCATCCGGGTTTCGTGCCGGGCGGCCGCGACATCGAGGTGCTGCTCGATGAGTAATGCGCCGGAATTCTCCGCACTCACGATGACGGTCGGCGGCCAGAGCTACGGCGGCTGGAAATCGGCGCGCATTCGCACGTCGATCGAAACGCTCGCCAGCGGCTTCAGCGTCACGGCGAGCGAACGCTGGCCGCAAGATGCCGGTGCCAAGCGCATCCGCACCGGCGACGCGGTGCGATTGAGCATCGGCGGTGCAACCGTGATTACCGGCAGCATCGACGCGGTGCGCGTGCGCTACGATGCCGGCAGTCACGATGTCGAGTTCACGGGACGCGACGCGACCGGCGACCTGGTCGACTGCTCGGCCGACGTCGAGCCCGGCGAATGGCGCGGCCAAAAACTCGAAGCGATCGCGGCTGCTTTGGCCGCACCTTTCGGCATCAAGGTCGGCGTGTCGGCCGACACGGGCGCTGCGTTCGAGTCCTTCCGTCTGACGGACGGCGAGACGGTCGCGGCCGCGATCGAGCGACTGTGCCGGCATCGCGGGTTGCTGCGCGTGGCCGACGGCAAAGGCGGCCTCGTGCTCACGCGCGCCGGCACGGGCCGCGCGCCCGCCGCCTTGGTGTTCGACCAAAACGTGGTCGAGGCTTCCGGCGAGTTCGACGACAGCCAGCGTTTCAGCCAGTACCGCGTGAAAGGCCAGCACCCCACGGTCGATCTGCAAGCGCCTGCGCAAACCGTGTCGCCCAGTGCCGTCGTGCGCGATCGCGGCATGGGCCGCCATCGCCCTTTGATCGTGATCGCAGAAGAGCCCGGCGACGAAGCGCAGTATGCGACGCGCGCGCAGTGGGAAGCCAACATGCGCTACGGCAAAAGCCGACGCGCCACCTACACCGTCGCGGGCTGGACGGCCGCCGGCACGCTGTGGCGGCCCAATGCGATGGTGCATGTGCGCGACAATTTCATCGGCATCGACGAAGAAATGCTGATCGTCGGCGTCGATTTCAGCTTGGACGAGCAAGGCAGCCGCACGTCGATCGCAGTCGCACGGCGCCAGGCGTTCGAATTGCTGCCGATGCCGGAACGCAAGGGGGCGCTCTCGCTATGAGCTTGCTCGCAGCTCTTCAAGCGCGCGTGGCGTCGATGCTCGGCCGCTGCCTGCTGCTGGCCGTCGCCAACGAAGCGGGCGGGTTTCGCAAGCTGCAGGTCCAGGTGCGCGCCGGCACGGTGCGGGACGATGTCGAACAGTTCGAACCTTACGGCTTCGCCGCGAGCCCGCACATGGGCGACAACCCGCAAGGCATGTATGCCGAGCTTGGCGGTGCGGCCGGCCATCCGGTCGTGATCGTCGTCCATGCGCCCGCCGCACGGCCGCGCAATCTCGCACCCGGCGAGGTCGCGGTTTACGCGCGCTTCGGCCAGCTCTTCAAAATGGACGCGGACGGCAATCTCAAAATCACGGCGCCCGGCAAGATCGAAATCGATGCGGGCGGAGAAGCCCGTCTGCGCTCGGCGACGCGCACCGTCGTCGAGTGCAACGGCCACGGCACGGCGACGCTGCCCAACAAGTTGGACAGCTGGACGATCGGTGCCGTCGCCGGCGCCACGGCCGCGATCGCTGCACCCCGGTTGCCGTGAAGGAGATGCTGCGATGGATCTAGCGCTCGCCTTCGACTCCGAAAATCTGCAAAGCGATCTGCTGCTCGATGGCGGCGATCTCGCGACCGACGGCGGCTTGGCGTCGGCCGTTATCGTGTCGCTGTTCTCCGATGCGCGCGCACTGCCCGGCGACCGCTTGCCGGACGAAGCGCGCGCACCGTGGGATCAAGTCACGCCGCCGCAGGTCTTCGCCGATCGGCGCGGCTTCTGGGGCGACGTGATCCCGCCGCAATCCGCTGCGGCCGTTCAAGCCACCGGCAAACGTCGCAGCACAGGTTCGCGCCTGTGGCTTCTGCGCCGCGAAAAGCTCACGTCGGAGACGTTGCTGCGTGCCGAGACTTATGCGCGCGAGGCGCTGGCCTGGCTCCTCGAGGACGGGATTGCGCGCCGCATCGACGTGTCGGCCGCTGCCGAGCGGACGAGCTGGCTCGTGCTCACCATCGAGATTTGGCGGCCCGACGGTCTGCGCTTCGAGAAGGTGTGGAACCTGCCGAGCGGCCAAGCGCAAGGGGGTGCGAGCTGATGCCGTTCGAACGCCCCACGCTTAGCGAGCTCGTCGCGCGCAGCGAGCGCGACATCGAAGCCAACATGCCGGGCTCCGAGCCGTTGCTGGCGCAAGGTGTCTTGCCCGCCTTGCTGCGCGCCCATGCCGGTACCGCATTCGGCCTCTATGGCTTCCTCGACGTTCTGCGCGCCGACATCCTGCCGGATACCGCCGACGCGGCCGAGCTGGCGCGGCACGCGTCGATCTGGGGCATTGCGCGCAAACCCGCGACGGCCGCCATCGGCGCGGCCACGATCACCGGCACGAATGGCACGGTGGTGCCGGCCGCCACCGCCCTCGTTCGCAGCGACGGCACGGCCTATCGCACCACGGCCGTTGCTACGATTGCGGGCGGCACGGCGACGCTGACGTTAACGGCCGACATTGCCGGAGCCGCTGCTAACGCTGCTGGCGGCGTCAAGTTGCGCTTCGTCTCGCCGATCGGCGGGGTGTCCGGCGAAGCGCTGGTGGTGGCCGGGTCGGGCTCTGCGGGGGGTCTCGCAGGGGGTACCGAAACCGAAAGCGACGCATCGTTGCTTGCCCGGCTGCTGGCGCGCATCCAGTCGCCGCCGCAAGGCGGTGCGCTAGCGGACTATCTCACCTGGGCGCTTGAGGTGCCCGGTGTGACGCGCGCCTGGGTGTCGCCGGGCGAGCTGGGGCTTGGCACGGTCACGCTGCGCTTCGCGATGGACGGCCGCCCGAACCCGATCCCGCTGCCGGCCGACGTTGCGACCGTCGCCGCCCATATCGAAACCGTGCGGCCCGTGACGGCGCAAGTGACGGTCGTTGCCCCGATCGCGTTGCCGATCGATTTCCAAGTGCGCATCGTGCCGGCCACGCCCGCCGTGCAAGCGGCTGTCGAAGCCGAGCTTCGCGATCTCGTCGCGCGCGACTCCGCCGTGGCGGGCACCGTGCTCTTGAGCCGCATGCGCGAAGCGATCTCGGTCGCCGCCGGCGAAACGGACAATCAGCTTGTGGCCCCCACGGCAAACGTCGTCGCCAGCGTCGGTCAATTGCCGATCTTCGGCAGTATTGCCTGGGTGCCGTAATGAAGGGCGTGCCGTGATGGACCTCGCAACGAAGATCGCGGCCTATCGCGACCAGCTCATCTCGCTGCAGCCGCCCGGTGCCGCATGGACGACCGAGCCCGGCTCGACGCGCTGGAACATGCTCACGGCCCTTGCGGTCGAGTTCGCGCGCATCGACATGCGCGCGGCCGAGCTGCGCGAGGAAGCCGATCCGCGCACCACGGTCGAGATGCTGCCCGACTGGGAGCGCGTGGCAGGCTTGCCCGACCCGTGCGCTGGGCAAGCGCAGACGCTTGCCGAGCGGCGCCAACGATTGGTCGCCAAGCTCGCCGCGCGCGGCGGGCAGTCGATTGCTTACTTTGTCGGAATAGCCGCCCAGCTCGGCTACACGGTAACGATCGAAGAGTTCCGCGTGTTCACGTGCGTGAGCCGCTGCATCGACGCGCTCAATCCGCCGCCATGGCAATACGCCTGGCGCGTGCGCGCACCGGCCAACACGGTGCGCACGATGACGTGCGCTTCCGCGTGCGACGAGCCCTTGCGCAGCTGGGGCAATCGGATTTTGGAGTGCGTGATCGGGCGTCTGAAGCCCGGGCAGACGCACGTGATTTTTGCTTATGGAGCGCCCACATGAACCGCATCACTACGAGCTCGCGCCAGATCGACAAATTCGGTCCCGGCAAAGACGGCTTCACCCGCGGCGACGAAGCGACCGGCGTTCCGGCAACCGCGCTCAACTTCGCCTGGTTCGATGGCGTGCAGGAAGAACTCGCCGCCGTGATCGAAGGTGCCGGCATCGCACTCGACGCCGGCAGCTTCACGCAGCTGCGCACCGCCATTGCTGCAATGATCGCCGCCGGCACGCCGGCGGGTGTGGCCTATCTCGCAAGCGTCCAGGCCTGGACGCGCGCGCAGCGTTACGCGCCGCAGAATTTGACCGACGGCCCGACGATCGATTGGAACCTCGACACCCAGCCGGTCGCGCGTGTGACGCTTGGCGGCAACCGCAGCCTCAACGCGCCGAGCAATCAGCGCGACGGCGGCATGTTCGCACTCATCGTCAATCAGGACGCGACCGGTGGGCGCACACTGGCTTGGAACGTCGCCTACGATTTCGGCCTCGAAGGTGCGCCGATTTTGCCTGCGGGTCCCAACAAGGTTTCGATCTTCACCTTCATGTCGAACGGTGCGGCGATGCGCTGCGTCGGCCGCTGGAGCAACTGACGATGTTTCCGCTGATCCCCTTCGGCGCCGAGCGCTATTCGATCCCGTTTGCGGTGCCGCTGCGCCCGGCCAACGGCTCGTTTTTCACGCGGACGAACGTCGCGGCACCTACCGACAATCGCAAATGCACGATCTCGATTTGGGACGAGTGGGCGGCCGGCACCGGCTCGCAAGCGCTGCTCGGCGTCGATACCGGATCGGCAGCGGCGTGCATTCGCTACAACGCGCTCGCTTCGACGCAACGCGATTTCGAGGTCGGCGACCCGAGCTACGGCGCATTCACTTTGCGCACCAACGCACTTTTCAGGGATCCGACCGGGCACGGTCACACGCTAATCCAATTCGATACGACGCAGGCCACGTCTGCGAACCGGCTGCGGATTTTCCGCAACGGTACGCAGCTCACGAGCTTTCAGACCGCCAACTATCCGGCCTTGAATTCGGCGGTGCCGTTCAATTTGGCGGGTGCGGTGCAAGCTTTGGGGCGGCGACACGCAACGTCCGCCACCTGGTACTACGACGGCGTCGCGGCCGAGCATATCTTCGTCGATGGGCAGGTGGTGGACCCAGAGAGTTTCGGCCGCGCGGCCGACGGCATGTGGGTGCCTCGCCGTTTTGTCGGCACCTACGGCGCCAACGGCGGGTGGTGGCGTTTCGACGACGCCACGGCCGCGACGGCCGCCGCCATCGGCAAGGACAGCTCGGGCAACGGCAACAATTTCACGCCGAGCGGGATAAGCGTCGCAGCAGGTGCTTCCTTCGGCCAATCGCTCGATACGCCCTCGCGCAATTTTTGCACAATGAACCCGCTCACGCCCGGAGCAACCGGTTTGAGCAACGGCAACCTCACGGTGGCGGGCCCCACGCCGAACGTGCTCGGCACGATCGGCGTGTCGTCGGGCGCTTGGGTTTTCGAGGGCCAGATCGCTGGGTTTCCGGGATCGACGGAATCGACCGGCATCGGCATTCGCTCCAACACGGGCGCGCAGCGCTACATTCGGTCGCGCTCGGCCGACTTCGCGGGCACGGTCTCGTCGGCAGGCGAAACGACGGGGCTTGCCTTCTGGTCGACCAACGACGTGGCGCGCATCGAGTTCGACATCGACGCCAATCGCTGCGCGATTTACCGCAATGGAACCTTGGTTCTGGAGTCGCTGGCGGCCGGCCTCGCGGGCCAAACCTGGTGGCCCGAAATTCAGGCGGCGGTCGGCGGCACCTGGCATTTCAATTTCGGCGCGCGCGCTTGGGCGCAGAGCCCCACGGCCGGGTATCGCGCGATCTCGACGCGCGACATTGCCAGTGCGGCCCACGCGCTCTCGGGCAGCTTTACCGGAAATGCGTCGTCGGACGGCCCGGTGGTTTGGCTCGGAGGAACGCCCGCATCGATCTCCATCAACGGCAATGCCGTCATTTGGGGCACGCACGCCGACAAGATCGCAGGCGGCTTCAAGCTGCGAACGTCCTCGGCTTCCTACAATGCGAGCGGCACCAACAACTGGACCGCCACCGCAGGACCGCGCTTCGCGGCCCCCAACCGAAACGCCAACAACGCACAGGTGAACTGACATGAGCCGCTTCAGATTTCCCGACGGACAGATCGTGCGCGTGGGGCAAGGCTACACGCGCGGCGATTTCAACTATCCGGCCGACTGGCTCGGCGGCATGACCGAAGAAGAGCGCGCCGATCTGGGGCTTGCGCCGGTACCCGAGGCGCCCGATTACGATCCGCGCTTTCAAAGCTGCGTCGAGACCGAACCGGGCGTCTACACCCTCGCCGACATGCCGGTCGCCGACGTGCGCGCAGCGAAGCTCGCGGAGCTGTCGGCGCGACGCTACGCAAAAGAGATCGCGGGCGTCTCGATCGGCGGGCTTGCCGTCAGCACCGATCGCGAAAGCCAGGCTTTGATTACCGGAGCTGCACTCGCGGCCACGCTCGATGCGGCCTACACCGTCGATTGGAAGACGCCGGCCGGCTTCGTGACACTCTCGGCCGTGCAGCTGCTCGGCGTCGCGCAAGCCGTGCGCGCGCACGTTCAAGCGTGTTTCTCGGCCGAGCGCGCGAAGAGCGAAGCAATCTCGGCCCTCGATACGGCCGCCGCCGTGCTTGCCTACGACCTCGAAGCCGGCTGGCCCGGATGACGAAGAACCACTCGCCAAAGCGACCGGCGGGGGATGCGCTGTTGACGCAGCGCAAACCGCACGCGCGAACGTGCCCGACCACAACCGGCCGCATTGCGGCCGACCCGCCACCCCTGGCCTGGGGCGGGAACGAGTGTAGGGCGATTCGATGCGTAGCGACTACCGCTGTTCGTGCGGGCGGCTGCTGGCGAGGGCCAGCGGGCCGCTTGACGTCGAGATCAAGTGCCCGCGTTGCGGCGCGCTCAACCGTTTCAAAACCGAAGGGCCGTCGAGCCCATCAAACCCCGAACGCCGCCGCGCGTCTCTCGAAGGAGAATTACGTGCATGGCGTGGCTCTATGTGCCGGTGCTGCCGGCCTCGAACTCGGACTCCACATCGCCGATCCCAACTACCGAACCGTCTGCTATGCCGAGCGCGATCCTTTCGCGGCCGCGATCCTCAAAGCGCGCATGCAAGACGGCTCTCTCGACGACGCCCCGATCTGGGACGACGTCAAAGCCTTCGATGGGCGCGCCTGGCGCGGCCGAGTGGATATCCTCACTGCCGGCTATCCGTGCCAACCGTTCTCGTCGGCCGGCCACCGCAAGGGCTCGGCCGACCCGCGTCATCTGTGGCCCGCGATCAAGCACATCGTCGGCGAGATGCAGCCCCGCCGCGTTTTCGTCGAAAACGTGCGGGGCCATCTCACCCTCGGTTTCGACCGCGTCGTCGGCGACCTTCAGCAACTGGGTTTCCGCGTTGCAGCTTGCGTCGTCGAAGGCGTCGAAGTCGGCGCGAGCCATGCGCGGGCCAGGGTTTTCGCTTTGGCCGACGCCGACCGCGATCCGCAACGGCAATCATGTGTGGATGCAGATCGGCCCGCGCGGCCTGCGTTTCGTGCCCATCCCCGACGCGTGGCAGACGATGAGCATCAGCGGGGCCGCACTCGCGTGGTCGGTGCTGTGGGACGTGACGCAGGCGGCCGGCGGCGCCAGGCGTTCGCTCGTATCGGAGTCTTCCCGCCCGGTCCTGGCGAGCTTGTGGCCTGGAAGAATTGGCTCCGCCTACGCCCGCACGCTGAACCCACGCTTCCTCGAGGCGCTGATGGGCTGGCCCGACGGCTGGACCGATCCCGCGTCGCCGGTAACGGGGTTCTCGCATTGGCTGCAGCGCATGCGTACCGAACTCTCGACCGTGCCCTTGCGTCAGCGGACTTAGATTGAATTCTGATTGACAGAACACGGCCGAGATAAGATGGTGTTTCAACTACAACCTGGAGACCGCAGATATGAAGATCGTGATTTCGGGGATTGTGGCGCTCGTCGCTTTCGTGGGGACCGCTTTTGCGTGCGATCTAGCGGTCGGCACGTCGGCGGCGCGCGACATCGAAAACACCGTCAACACGCTGGTCGAGACCCATCGCAGCCAATGCCGCCCGGCTGCCGACGGCGCGCGGTGTTCGGTTATCTGCGTGTCCCAGGTCCGCGTAGTCAACTACGACGGTTGGCTACTCGTCGCCGGCGCTGCCGGGGGGCTTGCGGCACGCGAACGCGGGCTCGACAGGTTCAGCTACGTGTCCTTGATTGATCGCAACCTCGGAGAGGACCGCAAGTACCTCAGAATCGACATCGCCAAGGCATCAGCGGTCCAGCAAAGAATGGTTGCCGGCCGAGTCGACGGCCCGACCGGTCTCGCGCAAATGAAGGCTGCCGCGAGCATCCAGTCCATCGGACAGTGATCCCATAAAATGCGACTGCTTACCTACCACAAGCGTTAGTCTCTAACGCTTGTGGTAGGTTTTAAGAAATTCAAACTGCCTGTCCCTGAATTTCAAATTGGCTGTCCGGCTAC